GGATAAATTCCTCTACTTCTGCATTAAACACTTTCTGGTTCAGCATCGGCTTATAATCACAAATCTTTCCATCGACTTTTTTTCTGTGATGGCATCTGTAATAAAATGTATCCTTGTATTCCCCAGTTTTCTTATTCTGCCGTCGCTGAACAGTTCCACTCATTCCACCGCCGCAAAGAGGACATCTGATTAATCCAGTTAAAATATGTTCATGCTCCAGACTATGAGTTTTAACAAACCTAACCCCCGTCCTCTTCCTTTTCTCTCTCGCCGCTTCCCACGTCTCTTCATCCACAATCGCCTCATGCAATCCATCCGCCAGCAGGTAATCATCTGTCTTCACCCGCCGGTACTCATCCCTCGTTCCCTTCACCTTCTCTGTAACATTCTTCCCGTAAGCAATCTTCCCTGTATAAACCGGATTATCCAGAATCTTCATGATCAGCCCTCTGGCAAAATAGTTCAGTTCATGTCCTCGTACCTTTTTCTTCGTATAACCTCTCTGGTTCAGATAATTGCAGATAGCATCTGCTCCCATATCCGTATGCACAAACTTGTCATAAATGATCCGCACAATCTCCGCTTCTTCCTCATTCACCATCAGTGTGCTGTTCCCGGAATCCAGATCATATCCGAAAGGAGCCTGCCCGCCATTCCATTTTCCCTCTCTGGCCTTCTGCTTTCTTCCTTCCATTGTCTGGACCAGAATATTCTCCCTTTCAATCTCAGCCACTGCCGACAGCACCGTGATGGTCAGCTTGCCGGAATCCTTAGAGGAATCAATCCCGTCTTCCACACAGATCAGATTCACGCCATAATCCTGGATAAACTGCAGGGAATTTAAAACATCCGCCGCATTCCTTCCAAAACGTGACAGCTTAAACACCAGAATAAATGCCACCCCGTCACGTTCCTCGGACACATCCTGCAGCATCCTCTGGAACTCCGGCCTGCCCGTAATACTCTTTCCGGATTTTCCTGCATCACAGTATTCCCTGACCACTTCCATGTCCTGAAACTCCGCAAACTTCATCAGCCGTTCCTTCTGTGCCTCCAGGCTGTAACCATCCACCTGCATTGCCGTAGAAACACGAATATAAATATAACATTTCTTTCTCACTCCACATTCTCCTTCCTGTATTCTACATCTGCATTCAGCATCCGAAAATGCTTCAAAGCATCCATGATTGCCAGTTCCTTCTCCACCGGACAGACCGGCACATGATTCTTATTTTTCGCCGGCTTATTATAAGCCTTTCCCACATCCAGACCATACTTCCTTTTTACCTGTGCAATATATAAGGAAGAAATATTCATTCCATACTTTTCTTTCACATATGCCATGATTTCCGCATAGGTTGCTTTTGCCTCAGAAACAGTCACCCGATGCTCCGTACAGTCTACTTCAAATGTCACCACTTCATCCGGTTCATCATTCTCTGCCCTTTTCCCTTCATCCTCATAATAAACCGGAAAGCGAAAAACAATCCTTTTCAGAATCCTGCCATCTTCCCTTTCATCCTGGAATACATCAATCCTTTCAATGAACTGCCTGCACAGCTCCCTGCGTTCCTCACAGTTCATTCTCTCAAACAGCAGGTCAAAGTTATCAAGAATCTTCTGTATATTATCAGAAGAACGAACGCCTTTCTTCAAAGCCTCCATCCGCTTTTTCAGCTTCCGGATCCTTTCCTCCAGAATCTCGATCCTGTCATAAACCTCATCAATCTTTGACTGAACAGCCTCATATTCATCGTCATAACCTTCTGCAAGAACATCCAGATTATCCAGTTCCGTCCCCAGCTTATATTTCAGATGCTCCTGACTGTGCAGTTCTTTTCTGGTTCTTTTCAGATCCGCTTCACAGGCATCCAATGAACTCCTGTCTCCAACCGTATTCATAACCGCCTGACGGAACTCCTTCGTCTCTGTCACCTTTCCCACAATTTCCATCACAGCCCTGTCCAGTTTGTCCTGATTGTACGTCCGCCTGCAGCTGCAGACATGACCTTCACTCTTACGTGTATTCCTGCATCCATAGGAATAAACAATCTTATAATAACCGCCATGATTATTGTTCTTTCGTTTATTCTTTTTTGTGACCATTCCTGTCCCACACTCCGGACATTTCACAAGCCCGGATAAAAGACTGATCCGCCCCGGATCATCTACTTTCTTCTGCTGTTTTCGCAGCCTCTTCCGTTTCTCCTGCACCTGCATCCAGATATCTTCCGGAATGATTGCCTCGTGCTTTCCCCTGACGGAAATAACCTCTTTTGGATTTCTTTTAATCTCCTCAGAATTTGTCCGTCTGTTATATACTATCATTCCATAATAAACAGGATTTCCAAGCACCGAAGAAACAAAATCCGAAGTAATAACTTTATCCTCTCCCTTCACAACACGCTTATAACCATTCTTATTCAGCCAGCCGACAACCGTATTCAGCTTCATGTCCAGCTCCAGATACTTCTGATAAATCAGCCTCACAAGATCTGCAGCTTCCGGAACCACCACCAGTTCCTTATTCACACTCACATATCCATACGGCACGCCTCCGCCAGGCCATCCACCGCTCATCAGCTTCTGCATCCTCGCCGCCATGAACTGCACAGTAATGTTCTCATGTTCCATTTCTGCCACAGCAGACAGGATAGCAAGTGTCAGCCTTCCACCCTGTGTAGAACTGTCAATGGCATCCTCAACACAGACCAGATCCACATCAAAGTCCATCAACAGCTGCACAGACTTTAAAATATCCGCCGCATTCCTTCCAAAGCGGGATAACTTAAACACCAGAACACAGGATATCTCATCTTTCTCACAGGAAATGTCATCCATCATTTCCATAAAAGCCGGTCTGCCCTTGATACTCATTCCGGATCTTCCTGCATCACAGTATTCCCTGACCACTTCCATTTCTTTATAGTCCGCATACTTCCGAAGCCGCTCTGTCTGTGCTTCCAGACTGTATCCCTCTGTCTGAGCCGCCGTAGAAACACGGGTATATATGTAACATTTCTTTCTCAAATCTTCACCTCATTTCGGTTGCCCATCGTCATACGGTTGCCGTACATAAAATATATCGGAATCACCAGTCTGTGCCAACTCGCAGAACGACCAAAAAAACTGCCCCAAAGTCCACCTTCCCCTATGCGGTTTCCATAGTGCAAAAAGACCGGCAGCCCCAAAAGACCACCGGCACACTCGATCACTTTCCCTGCAGCTGTGCATTTCTCTCCTCAATCTCCCCCAGAACCACGTCCCCGTACTTCTGAATCATCCTTGCCAGAAACTCTGCACACTTTTCCATGTTTAGCCTGGCCTGTTTCTCCGTCAGTCTGCCGGTATCGATCAGTTCAATTTTTCCCATAGCCAAAAACCACCTCCTACTGTTCCAAGGAGTCCTGGTCCCTGATTTTTTGACTTTCCGGACAAAAAAATAAACCCGCTGCCATCCACAGATTTCTCCGCAAACAGCAACAGGTTTCCCCCGATGCATTTATTTACTTTATCATCCGTTCAATACCATCGGTCATACGGATTCCCACGCACCCTCTTTGTCTCTGGTGCCTTCTCAATACTCTTTTCAGCTTCTTCCCTCGTCGCAAACAGCCTGTGAGCCTTCACCTGTATTCCGCCGCCCGTATCTGTAAAACGGACCAGGAACATCCCGCCGGAACACCTGCGGATCTCCACCTCCCGCACAAATCTGTTTGATTCCACAATATATGCAGTATCCCCGACTTTCATAAAATCACACTCCTGCACTCAAAACATCCTTCATCCTGACCAGAACCGGAAGCACCTGCCCGTCAGCAAATCTCCGGTCAAAAGAACCATTGGAAAAAGGATCCTCTCTCAGCAGCATTGTCAGTAATGCTGTACAAAGCTCATAATCTGCACCTGAAATTCGTTTCAGCTCCTCATTACAGTCAATCGGCTCCGTAATCATATAATCGCCATAATTTGTTTTCAAATCTCCCAGATCTTCCAGAAGTTTAACATACCGGCTTTTATCCGGATCATTCAACAAAAGGACAGACCAGATTGCCTGTATTTTGCCAGTATTCGTCAATCTTATTCACCGCCTTACTTTAATCGAATATATGTTCTATCATGATAACATATTCCTTCCCGCACTTCAATCTTTCACTTTA